GTATCCTTAAACCCTGCATTCGAACGCTTTTGTCGTGCGGAACATACATCTTTCGGTCCGAGACTCGTAAATTATTTATCTATCTATCTAACATTTAATAGTTTTGTATAGAAATGTTTCGAGCCAAAAATAACATTCTCAGCTTTTAAGATTAACAATGCTGCTTTAATTCCTTCACTTACATAAGCATATTTCTTAAATGACATCTCACCCTCCAACATAACACCAAACCTTTCTTCTACGACCTTATGATCTAATCTTTCTACGTAATCATTTTCACCGGGATTAATTCTTATAATTATCGTTTGTAAAATACTTTGCGAACACCTTTCAAATCTTGATTTTATTCTCCTCTTAATCATTCCTTCATCCATATTCGTTGACGCTAACGCTATAACCAGTAACGCTTTATGAGGTGATCTGATTGGAACACAAATAGTGGCAACGTCACTCCACCCATGACACTGAGTTCCAATAAATAGACTCATGACGTTTAAATCTGTTTTTAGATGTGTTATCGACGCTAATTTCTTCACTTTTAGTGTTCTCATCTTTGAGTCATAACATTCTTGTTTAAATAGATAATGCAAATTTGTCTTCCATCCTAATCGTCTATCAGCATTCGTTTTCTCACGCTCTAATTCTCGAACTCTTCCAGTATGCCACGCTTCTCCTTTGGCTCCGTATTTCACTTTTTCTACACTAAATTCTTCCTTTTTTCTAGTCATATAAACATCCCACATTCCATTCCTTTTACTTGCATCAAAATGCTCAAATCGGTCCTCATATTTTAATGTTAGTTCTTCATATTGTAAAGGATTTAGAGTGTATAACAGAAAATCTTCCAAATTCAATCCAGTCATTCTTCCACTTTTCTTCTTTTGTTCGACTAAAAAAGTATTAAACATATTCATTGAATATTTCATAATAAAAGGGACTCCAATTTGTATTAAATTCTCAGTTTCAAATTCATGCAATATGCTGAGGAAAATTATTAATATGTTGTGTTTAAAACACAATTCTACGATCTCGTAGGTTGGAGTTTGTGAATTTACATTTCTGTATTTGCTATATAACTCTGATAAATATGGTGTATATACACGTAGGAATCCTTCTAAACTTTTCTTATTCAATAAAACAGCATTAATTTCATGCATTAATTCTTCCGGTTCTATTATCATTATCGGATCTCCATTTAAAAAACGTAGAATATATATAACTGAAGTTTGTATACACTTTGCCGATAAGATCATTTCCCACAAATATTTATCCCAATCATTAAAAATAAAATTTGTCTTTAAATAAGCATCACATTCCTTAGCTCTAGCTTTTTGAATCAATTCTTTTTGAACATCAGTTCTCTTTTCGGTTGAAATTTCATCTTTCTCAAAAATCCATCTATACATTCTTTTTCTTTCTCTCAGGCCAGACATTCTACCAAATAAATTATAAATTGCGCCTAAAAATTCAAAATATAAATGCATTGAACATAATTCAATTTTGCATACATTATCTAAGTCTTTGGAAAATACTTTTCTCATCCTATCTTTCTTAGTCCCGTCATCCTGATAAAACAAATCTTTTTCTAATGTTTCCCAAAATTTATTCTTTTTCTTTGATGGCTGACTTGATATCTTTAAATCACCAAAATCATTCTTTTCAATACATACTTCAATCAATGGCTTATATAGTAAATAATATACACCACGCGCATTTAATGGAATTTTTACCAATGGCTTACGAGATTCTTCATGCAATGTTCCCTTTTTAGTGGGGTCGATTCGAGTTTCTTGCCATACTATTATCCTAATATTCTCGAAATACTCTGACAATGCTTCATAAGGTTTTATTGGAGCAACTATTTCTCTTGATTTCAATGCCGTTTGTATTTCCTCAATGAAGTCTTCTTCAAACAATTTATATCCGTTCCTTGTAATATTTTCATCAGATTCTAATCTCGCTATTTTCCTTGTGTCATTCACCTCCATTGCTTCCTGAATCTCCACGTGTTTCTTTTGTCTTTCAGTAAATATAATCTGCTGTTTTCCAATCCTCGTTGCTGACATTGTATGCGGCGGCATGTGAATGTTAAACAATACACTCGTTGTACTTTGATCACCATCTTTAGTGAGATCTTTTAAACTTCCTGAATTCCAGAATTTACCAATAAGTTGTTTGAATAATCCTAAGTTTTTCAACTGCGATACTAGCCTGTCAAGATTCTCTATATGCATACCACGCTCGCATAAAGATTCTCTTTGTACGTATAATGTTTGCATTAGATACTTCTCACAGTTAATTCGACAATGCGTCAAATGTATTTCTGTTCTTCCTCTCTTGTCATGCTTATATTTAATAGTTTCCCATTTTGGATCATAAGCTACTTTATAAATAACACTGTCAATATCTTCTTTTTTCATTTTATCTGAAAGCTGATAAATCGATCGATCAATGAATCTATGTTGGATGACATCTTCTGTTTCTTGAACACGCTCTCCCCCATTTAAATGTTGTTTCATCTGCCTATCATACGAAGCTATGTTTATTTTTCCATCTTCTGAATTTATACCTTTTGCTCTCTCCGCTTTCATTAACGATCCTGCGTTCTGCGCCTGTAACTCTTGCCTCGCATCTATATCTATAATTAAATCCATCCCACTTGGATATTCCACTGGTGTTACCTTCGAAGTACGAGTATCTTTCCAAATTAGTATGCTGAATTCCGCCATGATGCATAGGTTTTTAAC